ATGTTCTGCGATACAATCTACAGTTCCAGCAATTCCCAAATATTTGCTGTAGAGAGAACCTTCTAGTGCATAGATATTATTTATGCGTTTTAATTCGGGAACTGAAACTTGAAATAACATCTCAGAAATTGGAAGAACATCTGAGTTGAGATCCATATTGCGAAGATACTGTTCAATCAAAGTATGAGTATCAGTTCCTCTTGATGTAGCTTTACGTGTGATTCGATCTGCCTCTGCGTCACCAACCTTTTTTCTCCAAGAAGCAAAAAAGTCTTTATTGAAATGACTAATAACAGAAGTAATCGAAACAAGACGTATAAGTTCCTCTTCATTAGGAACTTTATAGTATCTTACGCCATCAATTGTTTCCCTTTCCAAATTAGGAAGGTCAATATCTACATGATCAAATGTCATCACATTCCCAATTCAGCTTTAGCAACTAAGTATTCTTTACAGAGACCAGATCTTACAATATCTTCGAGTCCAAATTCAATCAGTTCCATAGACGGCATTTGATGAAGAATACGCATGAAATCAATGATTCCATTCTTCTCATTCGTCTTCACTAAATCACTTTGAGTTGCATCTCCACAGAACATAATTTTTGTATTCTCACCAACACGAGTGATAATACTATCTAATTCGTGAAAATTAAGGTTTTGAAACTCATCAACAATAATCACTGCATTATCAAGAGTTGTACCACGAATGAATGATGTGCTCCAGAAACTAATCGTTCCCTGATTCTTTAAGTTGCCATACAGCATTTCAAAATCATTATCTGTTGGCATCTCAAACATATACTTTACCATATTCTTATATGGAATTTGATAAAGAGACGATTTATCTTCGTGATCGCCTGGAAGGAAACCAATCTCACGAGTGGCAACAAGAGACCTAACGATGTAAATTTTTTCGTATGGAGATTTTTCGTTTAAAACATCTTGAAGTGCATTGTAAAGGGTAATAAATGTTTTACCCGTGCCTGCAGCTCCATATGCAACAACGTTTTTACCATCATCATATGCATCAAATAAACGCTCTTGATTATCTGTAAGGGGATCAATAGCTCTCATGTAATCGAGATTGATTGGTTTCTTCCTCTTCATTTGTTTGTTGCTCATTCCAAAGGGAACTGGGCTGGTGCCGATCCCTGCTGATTTTTTTCTTGGCATACTAATTAAAAGGTCTAACTTTTGATCCTGGAGCTTTAGAAGCTTTTCTTAACACGTCATTCCACCCTGGGTTTTTTTGAATGAGTTTGTCAGCCCATTCTCCAACTTCCCCTGCAGATGCACACCCTTCAGACCAATCCCTTTTCCATTCAGGATTGTCTTTATACCATTGAGTAATGTCATGAACACTCATTTCGATTACTCGTTTTTCTCCCGTCTCTACGTGAATAATCGGATAAATTGCCATAATATGTAATAATGTGTAATGTTATTTAGAGATAAAGTGTATCGAGTTTTCTGATGGTTTTATCCTTACTTATATCATACCACAAATATTTTGCAGCGCCAATAGATGTACCACCATCATGTGCAATTGGATCAACATAAAAATTAACTTTTGGAAACTCTTTAAGATAATGATAGTTGTTTACACAATTTAAAAAGTAACCTCCAGATAATGCAATATTATTTGTACCACATAAATCTAATGCTTTTTCAATAAGGTGTATTGTATGTTTTTTTGTTTCCTCTTGAAGAGTTTTTAATATATCCCGCTGTTCTTGGGGTGGTAAACTCACAATCATTTCGGAAAGTGCAAATGCTACATTATTGTTTGTGATTTCAATATCAAGAATTTTAGTAAACCAACTTCCATAAGTGTCTACATTTTTACCATATGAAGCCAATCCCATTATTTTACCAGCATCATTACCAGCGTTATATCCCATTCGGTATGAAAATGTATTGAATAACATTCCACACCCAGCAGAATCAGATAAAACTAACGTACAATCGTCCTGTTTTTTGACTTCAAAATCTTTATAACATCCAGTACCCAATCTTGAATAGTGTTTAAATTTTTTTTTGAATCCATCATTATAATTGAAAGAATAAATTGATTCAATTTCTTTAAATGGTAGATTGTCTGTACGTTCAAAACTTGATCCTGAGCCATCTATAATTAAACATGCACACTCTTCAAAACCAGAAGAAAATGCAGAGATTGATGCATGATATACATGATGATTTTCTGCACGATAACTAACTTTATCCCAAGACAATCCAGAATCTTTTAATTGTTCTAATACAAAAGATATTATTGATTCATCTAGACGATTGCCGAAAGAAGTAAATATAATATGATCAATAAAGTTTGTATGTTTTTTTATATCTTCGCTATGATAAAAGGTAAAAGGAAATTTTTTTCTATTATATTCGTTATGTTTTATTTTTGATTTTCTTTCACATTCTCGATAGAAAATAATTTCTCCATCTTGAAGTAAACATGCAGAAGAATCATGAGATATGTTTATGCCAAGAATATACATTACTTATTCTCCTCTACAATCAATCGCATTTCTTCAGGTAAAAACAAATACTCAATCTCAGATCTTTTCAATGTATCTATAGCATCATCCAAAGTCTCAACCAAAACTTCCCCTCCAAGATTAAATGAAGTATTAAACAGAATGGGAACATTAGTTTTTTGATAAAAAGATTCTATCAAATTATAGTAGTGATAATTTTGCTCTTTTGTTACTGTTTGTATTCTGCAAGTACCATCAACATGGATAATTCCTGGTATTAAATTTTCCTTATCTTCCCAAACTTTTACTGCGTAGGACATGAAAGGACTTTCATTTAGTCCTGCCATATCAAACCATTCGTGAGCATATTCAAGTAACATTGATCCAGCAAACGGTCTAAACCATTCTCTTTTTTTAATTTTATTTACATGATCCTTTGCATTTGGATCACGAGGATCATAAAGAATAGAACGATTGCCAAGAGCTCGAGGACCAGCCTCAGATTTTCCCTGAAAGAGTGCTACTATGTTTCCTTTGATTATCAAGTCAGAAACATAAGAATAGTCTACTTCCATTCAAGTGCCTCCGCAACTGTTGGAAACTGTTCGGTAAACACCTTCTTACATTGCAGAGCAATATCCATATGTTCTTTCTGTGTTCCATTAGCCGAACGAAGATTGATGTAATGGATCCACGAACGGCAAGAACCCGTCATATAGATGCGTGTAGGCGTCGCTAAGGGTAGTACAAAGCGGGCACACTCTTTTGCTACTCCATGATCAAGGAGTTTCTTATAAAGTTTATTTGAATCTTCAAAATGTTTTGCAATTTCACCTTGAAGAGTAAGTTTTAAATATCCATCAAGATCATCTAGAGAGTTCTGACGATTCTTAGTATCTTGACGACGAAGATCTGGAGTGGGAATGTGTTCTGTTAGGAGATTTGTATCCGCATAACGTTGCGAAAATTCTTGAAATGTGAAACTACGATGGCGAAGTATCTGGGCTGCAATACCACGAGTTGTTTCAATTTCAAGAGTCATAGAAGACTGCTCAAACACAGACCAATGATTATGCTTAATACAATAAGCAAGCAACTTGGCATAGTTCTCGTTATCCTGATTAGCAGGATTAGAGACTCGTGCAATGTATGCCATTGTTTTTTCGGCATCTGGAGTAATGGAAATAAGTTTTACTGTCATTTAATTAATCGGGGTAACCATCATCGTCTTCAAATACCTCATCATAATCATTGAGGGCTGCTGTAATTTTATCATACTCCATATAACTTTGAGTATCTGAATAAACTTCAGACTTCAAAGAATCTACGAGCAATTCAAGATTGCGAACAATCAATTTAAGTTTGTCTCGGTCCATAAAGTGATATTCTCTCAATCCATTTTATCATAAAAAAAGGAGGGTGTAAACCCTCCTTTTAAATCATCCTTTCATTTGCATTTGAGCCTGTTTAATGCGCTCTGCTTTTTCAATTTGTTCTTTTAAAAGTTGAAGAACGTTAAGTTTGCGATCTTCAACATTGTATTTTACTCCACGATATGTTGCTGTTGTCATAGGTTTGCTCCTTTACTTGATGGTAAATTTGCGTTCCTTCAGTTTCCTTACTTCCGTCCCTATTGGGATGAACGTATAATATATTAGATACTTTTTTTGTAACTTTTGTTACCGTTCTATGTAACTCAGAGTATGATTCTGGGCATAAAGTTGTTGAATAATTATATCACATCCTATCTTTGGATTGCAATCTCCGCAAGTATAAACATCCACTGCCGCTTTTCCTTCTTCGGGCCATGTGTGAATACTGATATGACTTTCCGACAATAAGCAGATGACAGTGACTCCTTGTGGTTCAAACTTTTTTGAAATCGTTTGAACCACAGTGGCACCACTTGCTACTGCAGCATTTTCTAGTAGATCTATAAGGCATTGTTCATCGTCCAGTAGGACAAACGAACACCCATATAAATTTAAAAGATAATGCTTACCCATCTTCGTCTAATTCCTTAAGTAAATTATTTACCAGAGTTTCTGTTCCATCCATAGTTTTAATTTCAAATAAACTAGATCTTTGATATCTCTTAATTCTTTTATAAACTTTCAAAACTTCTTGGAGTTTATCTTTATCAATCGATACTTCAATTTTCTCCTCACTGAAACCTGCACTCATTTTTTTGTTTTCTCCGTTCTAGATTGCCACAATTTAGGATTCACTCTCCCATCAGTCCACCGTATGTCCTGTAATCCTTCACGATATTTATCCCAATACATATCGAAGATATCGACCTGTTTGTTACAAATTACAATATCATAAAAAGTTTCCTCTTCAGAAATATATGTAACAAGATATGAGTTTAAAGGCAACGATTTATCTTTCGCTGCCGACTTTTCACATTTCTGATGAAGAACCAAGCACATCAGGAACGGCCTCCCCATTGAATATCGGGGTATGCTTCTGACACAAGATCCTTGGTGATCTTATACTTTGTTTGAAGTTGCTTATCTTTTACCAGACAAAGAACTTCTGCTTCATCGGGATGAAGACCTTCAAGAATTTGAATGAAAATAGTTTCTCTACGGATACTTGGCAGAGTATCATTACCACCCTTTACAAAATTGTAAAAGTGCTTGAACTCTCGTCTCAGTGATGAGTGATCAGTTCCTAATGGACTTTCGTTTGGTTTAAAAGGAACTTCTCCTTGTGGGAGAACAGAAATAATTGATTCGTCAAAGTTCCAAATGAGCAGCGATTTCAACGCATCGTTCTCATGCTCTTTCAGAACTTCAACTTTTTTTGCATTCGTTTTTTGTTTTGAAACGAGATCTAAGATCTCATTCATAAATGGATTGGGTGGAAGTTTAACTTCAGTTTCAGTCGTCTTCCTCGTCTTCGTCGTAGTCATAATCGTTTTCAAATCTCACAGCTAAAATTTCATCGGGAATGATGTTTCCATTCGAGTCAAACATCTCTGGGTGCGTATACACTGGCGAAGTTTGATAAAAATGTTCCTTTGCCATCCATCCTATTACACCACCAACAAAAAAGAACATGATTGAAACTAATGTGCCGATGGTAAGTGCTACTGCTAACATTTTTTTTCTCCAGAGAGTTATTTGTTTCTTACATCAAAGTGAAATTCAATGTAGAAATGATACTCTCTGCGGAAAAGAGAAATCATTTTACCAAATTTCACTTGAAAAGTTTTTGGCTTTGATGATCTCTTCCTCCTATTTCGTAGTAGTAACTCAATGCCCCGATTAATTTGGGGTTCGTTTCTATTTAGTTTGCTTTTTGCGTCGCCCGCGTCTCTTGTCATGATTATACTTCCAAGCATCTTCTAAGATGCCATACAAATATTCTTTGATTTTTCTTGCCATTGGTTTTGGAATGTGACCATAGGCTTCACGAAGTTGCTTATGGTTCGAATCAGTACCACCTTCAAGATAAGATTCTAATTCTAATACAAGTTCATTAAGTTGATTGGCAGTGGAACTTTCAATAAATTCTTCAACTTCTACTTTTTTAGTTCCACGCACCTTAAGATAATCATAGAACTTCATTACAAATTGACCATTAAAAGCATAGTCAATGGCCTTTTCTACGTCAGAATAAATTTCGTGAAGATTGTTTTCCATTAAACCAGTTTTTGCTCCTTCAAATATTGAACCGTATCGGTGCATCCACCAATATGTTGATCATTCACGACCACTTGAGGAAAAGTGGATCCTTCTCCAAATTCTACATAGAATTCTTCACGAGTGAAATCAGTATTTAGTTTGTAGACAGCGTATTGCAACTCAGCTAATTGTAACACCTGCTGTACTTTTGTGCAATAGGGACAACCGTCTTTTGAGTAAACTGTAAATTTCATGTTTCTATGTGTTAAGTGTTTTCTATCCAATT